CCTCCACCGCTCTGACGGCGAGCCACTCGGATTCCGGGGGCTCGCCGTTTTTGTTTGTGGCGCCCGGTCTCGCATAGCAGCCGCTGCCGGGTGCAACCAGGAACTGCGACTTTCCCGCCAGTTCCTGGTTCAGTTCCTTATCAGTTCCTCGTTGAATTTCAACACTGCAGGCGTTGTTCAACCACCTGAAAAGGAACCACGCCATGCAGCAAAAAACTGCAATTTCACCGGCCAGATCGGCCACATCGCTTGCCCCCACCCCCCTGGCGGCAGCGCTCTCCCAAAGCGGCATTACGCTACCCATCCCCTTCCTCGACCTCTCCGCCCAGGTCATCCGCGACCTGCCGCTGGAGAACGTCGCAGCGCTACAGCGCTTCATCAGTGAGGCCAAGGCGGAGCTCGCCACCCTGGCCGCCAGGGTGCAGACCGGCCTGGAGCTGCGCTACGCCGATCAGGCGAAGGCACAACTGCTGGCCAAAGGCCAGGACACCGGCACCACGCATCTTCAGGATGCCGGCTATGACGTGACCGTCGAAATTGGCAAAGACGTGAAGTACGAGGCGAAGGGCCTGGCCGAACTCGTGGCCAAGATCGAAGCGACCGGTGGCGATCCGCGCGAGTACGTCGAGATCAAGTATTCGGTGTCGGAAGCCAAGTTCAAGGCCTGGCCCCAGACCTTGCGCGCACCGTTCGAGGCCCTGCGCACCGTGACGCCCAAGGCACCGAAGTTCGTGCTGCGCCGCATGGATGCGAATGGGGAGGGCAAGTGATGAGCACTGCCTTCCCCCTGCATCCGGCCGCCGAGCTCTTCCCGGTCATGGATGAGGCAGCCTTCGCCGCCCTGGTGGCGGACATCGCCGCCCACGGCCAGCGCGAACCGATCCTCGTTCTGGATGGCCAGGTCATCGACGGTCGCCACCGCCTGCGTGCCTGCGAGCAACTGGGGCTGGAGCCCTTGGTGCGCCAGGTCAGTGCCGACGACGGTGATCCCTTCGGTCTGGTCGTTTCGCTCAACCTGCATCGTCGGCATCTGAGTGAAGGGCAGCGCGCCATCATTGCAGCGCGTTTGGCCACACTGCCTCATGGCAGGCCTGATGCAAATGCGCAAATTTGCGCATTTACCCAGGACGAGGCGGCTCAGCACCTCAAGGTCTCTCGACGTACTGTGCAGCACGCACGGGCAGTGCTCGATCATGGCATTGACGAGCTACAGGCCGCAGTCAAGGGGGGCGAAATTTCAGTCTCAGCAGCGGCCGAGCTCTCTCGTTTGCCTGCAGATACCCAGCGCACAGCCCTCACCAAGACCCCCGAGGAAATCCGTGCCATCGCCCGCGAGGTGAAGGCGCGCATCAAGGAGGCCGGCGTTTGCGGCCCCTCGGCCGTGAAGATCTTCGAGCAGCTTGCCGCCGACCAGAACCTCTCTGGCATCGAGCAGTGCGCCGTGGTCGAGGTCATCAAGGCCGAAGACGCACCGCTGCCCACCCCAAGTGAGGCCAAGCGCATCGCCCGCGAAGGCGCGCCGGGCCTGATGGTGCTCGGCAGCGATGGCCGCTACCACACCGCCCCCGGCGACCCCGAAGAGAACGCACGCATGGAGCGCTGGATGCGCCTGCGCGAAGGGCTGGAGCTCATGGCCACTGTCCCGTTCCCGCCCACGGTCGCCGTGGACGCCATCCCCGCCTACCAGCACAAGAACGTCAGCGAGTGGCTGGGCCGCGTCGTGCCCTTCGTTAATCAACTCAACCAACTCTGGAGCGAACACCATGCGTAATCCCGTCATGCGTGCTTTGCGCGAGGCCGTTCGCGCAGAGATTTCCCACGCCTTTGAAGTCACTGGCCATGCCCGTCCGCGCGACGTTGCCCGGGTCGTCTGCGCGCTGCATCCCGATGATGTGCTCTCTATCGGCACCCGTCTGGCCGAAGACGCCCTGACCGAGATCGCCCGTCGCGAGCTCAAGAAGAACACCCAGGGTCGGGATCTGGTCAGCCAGATGCAATTGCCCGGGGTGCCAGAGACATTGACCGCGCAACTGCCGCCGGCCATCAGCATTCCGCTCGACGCAGAGGTCGAGGACGAAGACGGCGAAGGCGTCATCTACAAGCCGCTGGCCCAGGCCACGCTGGCCGACGTCAATGCCCACCTGCAGCTGCTGGCCACCCAGATCAACGCCGACACCCGTCGCCACCGTGCCTTGAAGGAGTTGCGCGATCTGGCCTTGGCGGCCGGTGCGACCGACCACAGCCCGCTGCTGTCGGCCTTCGGTACAGCCGAGTCCTTGATGACGGAGGTGGTGTAATGGCCTTCCCCATCATCTCCGCTGATCAGCGCCTGGCCGAACGCCACGGCGTCAAGCTCGTCCTGCTGGGTAAAAGCGGCCTGGGCAAGACCACCCAGCTCAAGACCCTGCCTGAAGACAGCACCCTGTTCGTGGATCTGGAAGCCGGCGATCTGTCGGTCAAGGAGTGGCGTGGCGACTGCGTGCGCCCCAAGACCTGGCCGGAGTTCCGGGATCTGGCGGTGTTCCTCGCCGGCCCCAATCCGGCCCTGCCGACTGAGGCGCCGTTCTCGCAGGCGCACTTTGATCATGTCTGCCAGCAGTACGGTGACCCCGCGCAGCTGGCCAAGTACGACACCTATTTTGTCGACTCGATCACGGTGCTCTCGCGCCTGTGCCTGACCTGGGCCAAGAGCCAGCCCTCAGCCATCTCGGATCGCACCGGCAAGCCCGACCTGCGCGGCGCCTACGGCCTGTTGGGCAGCGAAATGATCGGCGCGCTGACCCATCTGCAGCACGCCCGGGGCAAGCACGTCATCTTCGTGGCGATCCTCGATGAGGTGACCGACGACTTCAACCGCAAGCTGTTCGCGCCGCAGATCGAGGGTGCCAAGACCAGCCTGCAGCTGCCCGGCATCGTCGATGAGGTGATCACGCTCGCCGAGCTCAAGAGCGACGAGGGCGAGGCCTACCGGGCCTTTGTCTGCCACACGGTCAATCCCTGGGGGCTGCCGGCCAAGGACCGCTCTGGACGCCTCGAGCTCATCGAGCCGCCGCATCTCGGTCAGCTGATCGCCAAGTGTGCCCAGGCGCAAAGCAGCGCACGACCTGCGTCTGTGCCCCTGACCACGGCATTGCCCTCTTTCAACGAATCCCACGCGTCCCAGGAGTAATCCGCCATGAACTTCTTCGATTTCAACGACGCCGACCAGCAGCAATCGTTCGATCTGATCCCCAAGGGCACGCTGGCCCGGGTGCGCCTGAGCATCAAGCCCGGCGGCTTCGATGATCCCAGTCAAGGCTGGACGGGCGGCTGGGCCACCCACTCCCATGACACCGGGGCCGTCTATCTCGCCTGCGAGGGGGTGGTGATGGAGGGCCCGTTCGCCCGCCGCAAGGTGTGGTGGAACATCGGCCTCTACTCCGCCAAGGGGCCGACCTGGGGCAACATGGGCCGCACCTTCGTGCGTGCTGTGCTCAACAGCGCCCGCAACGTCCATCCGGCTGACAACAGCCCCCAGGCCCAGGCGGCCCGGCGCATCAGCGGCTTTGGTGACCTCGAGGGCCTCGAGTTCGCCGCGCGCATCGACATCGAGAAGGATGGCCGAGGCGAGGAGAAGAACACCATCAAGGCGGTGATCGAGCCCGACCACAGGGAGTACGCCGCGATCATGGGTGTGGTGCCTAAGACGGGGTCAGGTAACCCGGACGGCAGCTCCGGTGCGCCGGCAGCCGTTGCTGCGCCGGACTACCCCTCACCGGCTGCTGCCGCACGTCCAACCCCATCCACCGTTCCCAGCGGCAAGCCCGCCTGGGCGCAATGAGCCGGGAGGACAGCATGCATGAGCGAACAGTGCTGGGTCTGCAGCAGACAGGCCCGAGGATGGCGACACAGCGACACCCGCTTCAAGCGTGGCGAGTCCCGCCGCTACCCGATGGCGTGGACCTTCTGCAGTCACCGATGCCAGGCGGCGTTTCATGCGCGCTACGTCCAGTGGCTGCGCACCAACCCCGGGCTGGAGGAGGTGTTCATGGTTGATCCGAGCCAATTTGAGCAAGCGGCGCTGCGCGCCTGCCTGAAGTGCTTCGGCGAGGCGGCCGCCGAGATCGGCTTTGACAAACCGCTGGGTCACTACAGCGAGGCCGAGGCCTTGGCGGTGATCGAGGCGATTGTCACCGGCTGGACGGAAGCGATGGCGGCTCACCACGAGACAGCAGCGGCCCTGCCTGCCGCAGGGAGGGGGTGATGCTGGACGTCAATTCCACCACCACCTTCCCTGAACGCTTCGAGGCCTTGATCGATGCCGGGCTGCAGGCGCGCGAGCAACAGCAGGCGAAGCGTCAGTACCTCGGGGCCTCGCGCCTCGGGGTGAGCTGCGAGCGGGCGCTGCAGTACGAGTACGCCGGTGCGCCGGTCGATCCGGGCAAGGGTTTCTCGGGGCGCATCCTGCGCATCTTCGAGCGTGGCCACCGCATGGAAGACGCCATGGTCGGCTGGCTGCGCGCGGCCGGTTTCATTCTCAAGACCGAAGGCAAGGATGGGCAGCAGTTCGGTTTTTCGGTAGCCGATGGCAAGTTGCAAGGCCACTGCGATGGCGTGTTCGTCGGCGGCCCCGAGGGCTTTGCCTACCCGGCGCTGTGGGAGTGCAAGGCGCTGGGCAGCAAGTCCTGGAACGATCTCGCCAAGAAGGGTCTGGCGGTCTCCAAGCCGATCTATGCGGCGCAGGTCGCCATCTACCAAGCCTACCTGGGCCTTCACGACAACCCCGCCATCTTCACGGCGGTGAATGCCGACTCGATGGAGATCTACACCGAGCTGGTGCCCTTCGATGCCGCACTGGCCCAGACGATGTCCGACCGGGCGGTGCGGGTGATTCAGGCGACCGAGGCCGGGGAGCTCTTGCCGCGCGCTTTCGCCAAGGCCAGCCACTTTGAGTGCAAGTTCTGCCGTTATGCCGAGCGCTGCCGGGGAGGTGGGCAATGAGCGCCGCCTCCAAACGCACCCCCGCCCGCAAGCCCTACCGCACCGAGTGGGTGGAGCGCTGGTCGCCGCCCAAGCCCCTGGTCGGGCTGCAGGCCATCGAGAAGGTGCTCAATCGCCATACCCTGCTCGTCTGCCCGGAGTCACGCCTGGTGGTGGCTGTCATTGCGCGGGCCATCGGCGACAGCCTCACTCTTTCCAACCGCCGGATGCGCCGCGAGGCCCGGCGCTTTCTGCTCGGTGACGGCCTTGGCCTGTGGTGTGACCTGGTCGGGCTGCATCCGGATTTCGTGCGCTTCGTTGCCAAGAAGGCCGGCTATCTCGCCGACGAGAAGGCGCACTGGCAGAGGGTGCCGATCAAGGTGAATGAGCCGGTGGCAAGCAGCCAAGGCGCCCCCGTGCATTCCATCCCCTGCCACGCCCACCACCATCCGCCACAGGGAGGAGTGATCCATGCTTGATTTCAACTCGGTGCCGTCAGTGGCCTTCCCTGCTGGCGGTGATCTCAACGCACAACGTGACGCCATCCGTGCCGATCTGCTGGTAAGGCTGGAGTCGGTGCTGATGACGCTGCTGCCAGCGGGCAAGAAGCGTGGCCAGAAGTACCTGGTCGGCGATGTGCTCGGCAGCCCCGGCGACAGTCTTGAGGTGTCACTCAAGGGGGAAACCGCTGGCCTGTGGCACGACCACGCCACCGGCGAAGGCGGTGACATCTTCGATCTGATCGCCGCTCACCATGGGCTCGACACCCAGACGGATTTCGCCCGGGTGCTGGAGATCGCCGGGCAACGGGTGGGTCGGGCCGCGAGCCATCCGCCCAAGCGCAAAAAGCCGCAAGCCCCGGTCGACGAGCTGGGTCCGGCCACCGCCAAGTGGGACTACCTGGATGCCGCCGGCAACCTGATCGCCTGCGTCTATCGCTACGACCCGGCACCCGGCAAGAAAGCGTTCCGCCCCTGGGATGCCAAACGCCGCAAGATGGCACCCCCCGAGCCGCGTCCGCTCTACAACCAGCCGGGCATCGTTGCTGCCGAACAGGTGATCCTGGTCGAGGGCGAGAAGTGTGCCGACGCCCTGATCCGAAGGGGCATCACCGCCACCACGGCGATGAACGGCGCCAACGCGCCGGTCGGCAAGACCGATTGGTCACCGCTCTCCGGCAAGGCCGTGCTGATCTGGCCGGATCGCGACAAACCGGGATTTGGCTATGCCGAGGCCGCCTCGCAAGCGGTGCTCATGGCCGGGGCCACTTCTTGCGCCATCCTGCTGCCGCCGGATGACAAGTCCGTGGGCTGGGATGCGGCGGATGCGGTGGAGGAGGGCTTCGATGTCCAGAGCTTCATTGCCAGCGGCCCGCGCATCACGGTGCAGCCGCTGGGTGACGAGCCCGATCTGCCGGAGTACGACGGGCAAGCCGACCACGATAGCGATGCCACGGTGTGGGGCACCGAGGATGCGCTGGCGGTGAGTTTCACCCGGCGCTACCACCGCGACTGGCGCTACGTGGCGGCCTGGGGCAAGTGGCTGATGTGGGATGGGCAGCGCTGGCGGGCCGAAGAGACCTTGGCGGCGACCGACCTGATTCGTCACGTCTGTCGCCACGCGGCAGTCCGCGCAGACAGCAGCAAGGTCGCGGCCAAGCTCGCCGCCAGCAGCACCGTGGGTGGTGTCGAACGCCTGGCCCGCACCGACCGCCGGCACGCGGCGACCACCGACGAATGGGATGCAGACATCTGGCTGATCAACACGCCAGGGGGTGTCGTCGATCTGCGCACTGGCCGGATGCGTCCTCACGACCGTGCCGACCGGATGACCAAGATCGCCTCGGCCACGCTGGTGCCGGGCAGCACCTGCCCGACCTGGATGCGGTTTCTGGAGCAGGTTACCGGTGGCGATGCCGAACTGCAGTCCTACCTGCAGCGGGTGTTTGGCTACTGCCTGACCGGCGCGACCAGCGAGCACGCCTTGTTCTTCCTCTACGGCACCGGCGCCAACGGCAAGTCGGTGTTCGTGAACACGCTCTTCACCCTGCTCGGGGACTACGCCGCCAATGCGCCCATGGACACCTTCATGGAAACGCGTGGGGATCGGCACCCGACCGATCTGGCTGGGCTGCGGGGTTCTCGCTTCGTGGGCGCGACCGAGACCGAACAGGGTCGGCGCTGGAACGAATCGAAGATCAAGGAGATCACCGGTGGTGACCGGGTGTCTGCCCGCTTCATGCGCCAGGACTTCTTCACCTATGTGCCGCAGTTCAAGTTGGTGATCGCGGGCAACCACAAGCCGGCCATCCGCAACATCGATGAGGCCATGCGCCGGCGTCTACACCTGATCCCCTTCACGATCACCGTGCCCCCGGAAAAGCGCGACAAGCAACTGCAGACCAAGTTGCTGGCGGAAGCCAACGGCATCTTCAGCTGGGGCGTCGAGGGGTGTCTTGCCTGGCAGCGCGAGGGGCTGCGCCAGCCTCAATCGGTGCTGGATGCGACGGACGAGTACTTCGAGGCGGAAGACGCGCTGGGCCGCTGGCTCGAGGAGCGCTGCGTGCGCCACCCCAATGCCAAGTCGCTGACGGCCGAGCTCTTCACCGACTGGAAGCAGTGGGCGGAGGCGGCCGGGGAGTTCGTCGGCTCGCAAAAGCGTTTTGCCGATCTGCTGCTCACCCGGGGCCTGGAGAAGTGGCGCAACGGCATGGGACTGCGGGGATTCCAGGGGGTGGGCCTCAAGGAGACCCCGAAGGACCGCTTCACGCCCTATGCCGACAACTGACCCAAACCATGAATCGACGCGGTTCTGACGGATCGGACAGACTCACTGATTTACGCCTACACGCGCGCACGCGTGAAGAGGGTAACCGGCAGACCTGTCCGATCCGTCAGACCGCCCAAAACACAGGACTGACGAACATGACAACAACGATTTTGGCCCTTGATCTGGGCTCGCAACTTGGGTGGGCCTTGTCTGCCCGTGACGGACTCATCAACGGCGGCAGCGAGAACTTTCGCCCGCAGCGCTTCGAAGGCGGCGGCTTTCGGTTCTTGCGCTTCAAACGCTGGCTCACCGATATCAAACAATGCGCCGATGGCATTGATCTGGTGGTCTACGAGGAGGTGCGCAACCACAAAGGGGTGGATGCAGCGCACATCTACGGCGGCTTCATGGCGCACTTGACGGCCTGGTGCGAACACCACCAGATCCCGTACCAGGGCGTGCCCGTGGGCACGATCAAGAAGCACGCGACGGGCAAGGGCAACGCTGGCAAGGCCGAGATGATTGCGGCCGCCAAGGCGCGCGGCTTTGATCCGGTCGACGACAACCACGCTGATGCGCTGGCGCTGCTGGACTGGGCAATGGCCCAAGGGGGTGTGGCATGAGAACTCACACCGCTTCCATCCCCTGCGCCCTCGGGCGCCTGGCGCCAGCGTCACCGGCCAGCAGCGACGAACTGCGTGCGATGCGTGCCGCTGCCTGGCACACGCAAGGCGTCGTGGTCGTGCCGCTGGAGGAGATCTACGACGAGTGGGATCGGGCCTATCTGACCGGCATCGCCACCCGGCTCTACGGCGCGCGCACCGTCGCTTCCCCCAAGAGCACCCCTTGGGCCGAGGGTGAGGTGATCGACCGGGGTGATGGCGAGACCTGGACGGTGGTGGCGACCACGGGCACGTCGATCACCGTGCAGCGTGACCGCGATGGTGCGCTGGCGACCCTTGGGCAACTCGGGGAGGCACGGCCATGACCAGGAAGACCCAACGCGCCAAGGCCAGGGCTGAACGCAAACCGCCTATCGGCCATGAGCTGACCCGCCCGGATGGCAGCGTGATCCGCTACGTCTACGAGGAGGACGATGACCAGAGGCCGGTGGACCACTACCGCACCGTGGACACCCTGGCACTGATGCTGCGCAACGGCAGCATCACCGGCGCCATGCATGATGCCGGCCAGCACTTCTCGCAGGAGTTCGCCCGGGCCTTTGCCAGCGGCGTGGCCAGTCCCAAGCTCGACGGCCTGCCGTGCGGCACGGCACCGGGTGAGATGCTGATCGAGCGCAACGCCAGTGCTGCGCGTGCAGTGCAAGATGCGCTGGAGGCGGTGGGCGGCAGTGGCTCTCCGGCCGGATCGGCGCTGTGGTTTGTGGCCGGATTGGGCCAGTCTGTTCGGGAATGGGCGCTTCGCCAGGGCTGGGCAGGCAAGGCGATCTCCCTGCACGAGGCCAAGGGCATCCTGATCGCGGGGCTGGGGGTGTTGGCTCGGTACTATGGATACGACCGTAGCGGCAGTGCGCGCAGTAAACGCACTCAACCGGCCAAGACCAAGACCGCTCCTTGACAAGAGACGCGGGGCTGAGTTTACTAACTGTTATTAACTAGCAGGAGGAACAGCGATGCCAACCAGTGTTGCTCTCAGCCCCCATTTCGAGACCTTCATCCGCCAGCAGATCGACTCGGGCCGCTTCAACAACGTCAGCGAGGTGGTCCGCGCCGGACTGCGCCTGCTCGAAGAGCGCGAAGCCGAACAAGCTGCCAAGCTGCAAGCCCTGCGCGAAGCGATTGCGGTGGGCCTGGCCAGCGGGCCGGATGTTCCTGCGGCTGAGGTGTTTGATCGACTTGAGGCGAAGTATCGCACCATGGCTGAAACGGCCGAAACGGCTGAAGGAACCTGATGCGACTGGTATTTCTGCCGCAGGCCGAGACGGATCTTGAGGCCATCGGTGACTACATCGCTCGCGACAACCCCCGGCGGGCGGTGAGTTTTGTTCGGGAGCTGCGCGAACAGTGCCGAAAGATCACGGAGGCGCCCAAAGCCTACCGGCCACGACCGGAGCTCGGCAAAGGCTTGCGCTCATGTGCCTATGGCAACTACGTCGTGTTTTTCTTCGAGGAGCCCGGCCTGGTGCGTATCGTCCGGGTGCTGCATGGCGCGATGGAGATCGAAGCGCAGTTCGCTGAAAAAAATGCGGCGCCTGACGCCAACACCTAGTTGAATCTTTGTACATACAGGGTAAAGTAATCCCGTACTGCTGATAACTGCGCCCACCCGATTCGCTCCGGTGGGCGTTGCCGTTTCTGGGCTGGGCGTTCGCCTCTCTGCCCAGCGCTGGAGACTCCCCCATGAAACTGCTCATCACCCGCCCGGTGGTTCTCACCGGCGACGGCGGCACGCGCGCGTTCGTCCCTGGCCTCACCGTCGAGGTCGATGCCGCCACCGCCGAACAGATCTTGACGCAGCAGGCCGGCATCGCTGCCGAGCCTGTTGCAAACACCGAAGCGCCAGCCACTCCTCGCCGCCGGAAGTCCGCCGATGCTGAAGCTTGATGTCACATCCGATGTGGCCAAGGCGACCGAGCACCTCTCGGATCTGGCCCAGCAGCACGTCCCCAACGCCGCCGCCAAGGCGCTGACCCGCACCGCCTTCGATGCCCGCGATGCGGTGCGTGATGGCCTGCCCGAGCGCTTCACCCTGCGCCGGCCCTGGATCAGCCGTGGCATTGGCGTGACGCAGGCCACGCCGCGCACGCTGATGGCTGAAGTCTGGTCGCGAGATCGGTTCATGGCGCTGCAGGAAACAGGTGGCACCAAGAGCGGCAAGCTGGCGATTCCCGTTGGGCCGATGGCCCAGACCGCCCAGACCCGCGTCATCCCAAAAAGCCAGTGGCCGGGCCCGATGCTGGCGAAGAAGAACGTGTTCTACCGTGCCGGAGCCGTGTTCGAGCGCCGTGACGAGAAGCGCATCCTGGCCTTGTACCTGCTGCGCCGTCAGCAGAAGGTCGAGCCGCGTTTTGGCATGGCTGACACCGTGCGCAGCGTGGCGCTGCGTGAGTACCAGCGACAGATGGAACGGGCGCTGCGCGAGGCACTGACGAAGGGCTGACGCGCGTGTCGGAATAGTGAAAGTCGATAGCTCTAAAACGCGACAGGAGGCGTTCTGAGCGGTTTGCGATGCAGGCGCTACCCATCTATTACCCGAACCGCGATCGCGCCTCTGGCAGCGGTTAATGGGTCCTCCCGGGCCATCTAACCCGCGGGGGCCGCGCGCAGCGCGGCGCTTGCCTAGCGTCAGACTCAAAAAATAGGTGGTCAGGTGGTCGGTGGTCACCCGGTCTGCCATCGACCCGTTGGAGATTTTTATGAGCATGAGTTTGCGCGCCTACGCCCGGCATCGCGGTGTAGCGCTGTCCGCCGTTCAGAAGGCGATTGCCACGGGCCGCATTCACCCTGAACCCGATGGCGGCATCGATCCGGCCAAGGCCGACGCCCAATGGGATCGGCACACGCGAACCGCCCAGCCGACCACCCCGAGGGTGACCACCGCCCGACCACCGTCTGTTACCCAGCACGCTTCCCAGCCTGCCGCACCACCGCCGCAGCCCCAGGCCAGTGACGATGCTCGAGGCGTCGATTACCACAAGGCCCGGGCGGTGCGCGAAACCTACTCGGCGCGCCTGGCCAAGCTCGAATTCGAAGAGCGCACGGGCAAGCTGATCAGCAAGGACGAGGTCGACATCAAGTATTTCCAGCTGGCTCGCCAGCTGCGGGATCGGCTGCAGCAGATCCCGCGCAAAGTCGCGCCCGAGATCGTGGCGCGGGTGGTGGCCGACCCGGATGTGCGCGGTGTCACCGACATCCTGGATGCCGCCATTCGTGAAGCCCTGGAGGATCTGGCCCGATGAAGAAACACCCGATGTGGAACCCCAAGGAGCCGAGCTACGCCGATGTGAGCGACGTGGTCGGCAAAGCCTTCGCCGCGGGCCTGCGCCCCGATCCCGTCGAGGAGCCGGTGTCGGCAGAGCGGCCGCCCGAGCTTCTCGAAGCCTTGGTACGCGACGCCCTGCGCCAGCACCTTGATGCGCTGATTCCTATCGTCGCCCGCGAGATCGCGCAGCGTTTGCGCTGATCAGCTGAACAGTTCGCTGTGCGACCCCAGGCGTGCCAGCACCAGCAGATCGTCGTCGATCTTGCGGTAGATCAGCAGCAAGTCGGGCTTGATGTGGCACTCGCGGTAACCCACCCAGTCCCCGATCAGGGGGTGATCCCGATAACGCGCATCTAGCGGCTGGTCGGTCACCAACGCCTTGAGCACCGGCAGCAAATCGGTGTCGAGCGTGGTTCGGTGCTGGCCTTTGGCCTCGCGTTTGTAGTCGCGCTTGAAAGAGCCTGGACGGTCAATCGTCCGCATGCAGGTCAGCCATCAGGTCCTCCACGGTAGCGAAGCGCTGAACCTTGCCGGCCTCTATCTCGGCCAGCGCCTGACGGCTGCTGGCACTGGGGGCCTTGATCTCGAACGGCAGGCGATGCTCGTCCGCGATACGCACCATCAGCAGACGAATGGCGTCCGAGACAGACAACCCCATCGCCGCCAGTGCATCGCTGGCACGCGCCTTGGTCTCGCTGTCGATGCGTGCGCGAACGTAGGTGTCGGAAGTGCCCATGGCGAATCTCCTGAGTTGAATAACAGTAGCCTCATTGTAGTCACAACGAGACTGCATCGCAAATAAGGTATCGCCGCATTCGGCGAAGCCCTGGAGGAACTCTCCCGATGACTATTACCCCTGCCATGGCCAGCCGCATCGAGCTGTGGCCACTGGACAGGCTCACGCCCTACGCCAAAAATGCGCGCACCCACTCCGATGCCCAGGTGGCGCAGATCGCCGCCAGCATCGTCGAGTTTGGCTTTACCGCCCCGCTCTTGGTGTCGGAAGACGGCGGCATTCTCGCTGGCCACGGTCGCTTGGCCGCCGCCAGAAAACTCGATCTCGACGCCGTGCCGGTGGTCGTGCTCGATCACCTCACCCCGACCCAGCGCCGCGCGTACATCCTCGCCGACAATGCGCTTGCCCAAGCCGCAGGCTGGGATGAGGAACTGTTGGCATCCGAACTCGCCGAGCTGTCCGCCGCCGGTTTCGACCTGGCGCTGACCGGTTTTAGCGACGACGAGCTGGCCGACCTGCTGGGCGATGCCGACCCGGACGACGCAACAAATCCGCCAATTGGCGGATTTACCGACGATGCCGACGAGGACATCCCGGAGGTACCCGCCACCCCGGTCAGCCAATCGGGCGACCTCTGGCAACTGGGTGACCACCGCCTGATCTGCGGTGACGCCACCGACCCGTCCGTGGTCGCCGCGCTGATGGCGGGTGACCAGGCCAGCCTGTGCGTCACCAGCCCACCCTACGGCCAGCAGCGCGACTACACCCAGGGCATCAAAGACTGGGATGCGCTGATGCGCGGCGCCTTTGCCCGCCTGCCGATGGCAGGCGACGGCCAGGTGCTGGTGAACCTCGGTTTGATCCACCGCAACAACGAGGTGATCCCGTACTGGGACGGCTGGATCAATTGGATGCGCGATCAAGGCTGGCGACGTTTTGGCTGGTACGTCTGGGACCAGGGACCGGGGATGCCTGGCGACTGGGCCGGACGCCTGGCGCCGAGCTTCGAGTTCGTCTTCCACTTCAACCGCCATAGCAGGAAGCCCCACAAGATCGTGCCGTGCAAGCACGCCGGCCAGGACAGCCACCTGCGTGCTGATGGCAGTTCCACGGCGATGCGCGGCAAGGACGGTGAAGTCGGTGGCTGGACCCATGCCGGGCAGCCCACCCAGGACACCCGCATCCCGGACAGCGTGATCCGGGTGATGCGCCACAAGGGCAAGATCGGCCGGGACATTGACCATCCGGCGGTGTTTCCGGTGGCCCTGCCCGAGCACATCTTGCTGGCGTACTCGGACCCGGGTGACGTCGTCTTCGAGCCCTTCGGGGGCTCCGGCACCACGATCCTGGCCGCGCAAAGAACTGGCCGCCAGGCCCGCGCCATCGAACTGGCCCCGTCCTACACCGACGTGGCGGTCAAGCGCTTCCAACAGAACCACCCCGACATTCCGGTGACCTTGCTGGCCACCGGACAGACCTTTGCCGAGGTCGAAGAAGCACGCCAAGCAGAGCGATTGGAGACGGCAGATGCAGATGAATGAGATCAAGTTTGAACACTGGCAGACCAGCCGGCTGTTGCCGTATGCCAGAAACCCCAGGAAGAACGATCACGTCGTTGATCAGATGGCGGCGGCCATTACCGAGTTTGGGTTTCGCATCCCGATCATCGCCAGGAGCACGGGCGAGGTGGTCGACGGCCATCTGCGTCTCAAGGCTGCTTTGCGACTGGGGCTGGAGACGGTGCCGGTGATCCTGGCCGATGACCTGACGCCAGCGCAGATCAAGGCGTTTCGCATCCTCGCCAACCGCTCGGCCACCTGGGCGGACTGGGACGAAGACCTGCTGCGTCTCGAACTCGAAGAACTCAAGCTCGACGACTTCGACCTGTCGCTCACCGGCTTCGATGCCGACGAGTTGCTGGAGATCATGGCCGGCGAGGAGACCACCAGCGAGGGCAACACCGACGAGGATGCTGCTCCCGAGGTGCCGGAGACACCGGTGTCCAAGCCTGGAGATGTATGGGTCATGGGCCAGCACCGGCTGCTCTGTGGTGACAGCACCGATGCCGCCAGCTACGACACGCTGCTCGGCAACGAGCAGGTGGCGATGATCTTTCAAGACCCGCCCTACAACGTGGACTATGCCAACACGGCCAAGGACAAGCTGCGCGGCACCCATCGTCCGATCCTGAACGACAACCTCGGTGACGGATTCCACGACTTCCTGTTGGCGGCATTCAAGCCCGCGCTGGAACGATGCAGTGGCGCGGTCTACGTGGCGATGTCCTCCAGCGAACTCGACACCCTGCAGTCCGCCTTTCGGGCTGCCGGCGGCAAGTGGTCGACCTTCATCATTTGGGCCAAGAACACCTTCACGCTGGGGCGCTCGGACTATCAGCGCCAGTACGAACCGATTCTGTACGGCTGGCCCGAGGGTGCTACCCGCCACTGGTGTGGCGACCGTGACCAGGGGGACGTGTGGCACTTCAACAAGCCGCGCGTCAATGACCTGCATCCGACGATGAAGCCGGTGGAACTGGTCGAGCGGGCGATCCGCAACTCCAGCCGTCCGGGCGATGTGGTGCTCGATCCCTTCGGCGGCTCTGGCACCACGCTGATCGCCGCCGAGAAGTCGGGGCGTCAGGCGCGGCTGATCGAACTCGATCCGAAGTACGTGGACACCATCGTTCGCAGGTGGCAGGACTACACAGGTGCGCAGGCAGCCCGCGAAGCCGATGGGGTGAAGTTCGACGACCTGGTCGGCACGGCGGATGCCATCGGCCCGGCAGATGCCGAGGAGGCGCTGTGAAGCAGTCGCGCTGGATGTCGCTGGTGGAAGCCGTGGCCAATGTGCTGGTCGGCTATGGCGTGGCGGTGGCAACCCAGTGGGCGGTGTTTCCGCTCTTCGGTCTGCACGCCACGCTGCAGGAGAACTTGGTGATCGGACTCGTTTTCACGGCCGTGTCGCTGGTCAGGAGCTATGTGCTGCGCAGGGCCTTCGAGGACTGGCGGGTCAAAGCGCCAGCGGCTGCTGTTCCCACAGCACCGTGCCATCGGTGCTCAACCACAGACGTTCCACAAAATAGTCCCGCGCCATCATTTCGATGACCGACTCGCCCGTGGGGCGGGTGGCAGTTCGGCCGGTGGGCAGGTAATGACGTTCCTGGTGGGTAACGGCCACGATGGTGCGACCGCGCCACTCCAGGCCGATCAGGCACTGGCCGCGTGGCCGCTGGTTGGCGTCAAAGCGCAGGGCGCGTACCGTGCGGCTCATGGCTCAAGCTGCCAGGGACTCTTCGATGATCTCACAGTGGATCACGAAGCCGGTGAGGTAAGGCAGGCCCTTGGGGATGCCGTACTGCTTGCTGGTGCTGCGGCCAATCGTCCAGCCCATCCAACGCTGCGTGGCGGCGTTGATGGCGTCGGCCAGGGTGGCGCCTGTGTAGAGGCCGTTTTGCACATCGTCGGCAAAGTGGCGGCCGTGGCGGCTGTCGAGGAAGGTGCGGACCGATTCGAGTGGCTGGCCGGTAGCGTCCGAGATGGCAGTCATGGCCAGGGGCCAGGCGGCTTCGGCCTGCTCGTTCATCGTGCCGTAAAAGCCCCACGACTCGTTCTGGGTGACGGGGATCTGGGTGGTGGTGTTCATCTCTGGCTCCTGCTGGTTGATCGTGTGCGACACCCGTAGTAACGCGCTGTTCGAGATGGAAGCCAAGCGCCTGTTCTATCTTTTTGCGCTTGGCTCGGGGTTCCTTATTCCATCGTGTCGGCGCGCACCAGTTCGGCTTGCGCGCCCGCGATCAGGTCCAGGCGCACGTTGTTGGGCACGTAGGTGGCCAGATGGCTCAGCGTCCAGTTGAGGACATTAGCCTTGTCTTTGAGCGACTCGGCTTCGTCGTAGCGGGCGATGTAGCGGTCGAGTTCTTCCAGGGCGCGCTGCATCGTGGCGCGGGCGTTGGCAAGCGCATCTCGGCCACTGGTTTCGGCGTAGTGGGCTTGAAATTCGCGGGGGGTGTTCATGGTGTGCTCTCCTTTCGGTTGATCGTTGCGACACCTGTATGAACGCGCTTCGGGCCACTGAAGCCAAGCTCAATCTGCATCGTGCTGGGCATCAAGGGCTTCAATCGCCAGCACCAGATCAGCGATGCGGTCGGCCTCGAAACCAAAGCCCCGGTGGCGCAGGAGGTGCTCGATGCTCGGATGCTTCATCCGGGCGATCTCCCGGCAGGCCTCCAGCACCGCTGGTAATAGGTCTGCCGGGGTCGGGGCTTCGGGCTGCGTGCTCACGCGGTGGCTTCCTCGGCAATCCGGTAGAGGCGCTGTCCTGCACCTGGCGTGCCGGCGGGGCCTTCGATCTTTTCGGAGACGATGGTCAGGCCCAGCTTCTTCTTGAGCGCGCCGGCGAAGGTCCCCCTGATCGTGTGGTGTTGCCACCCCGTCGCCTCACTGATCTGCGCGATGGTGGCGCCCTCGGGGCGTTTCAACATCTCGATGACCAGGGCCTGCTTGCTGTGCTCGCGACCGCGCTTCGGTACGGCATCAGGCTGGTCATGTTGCCAGCTGGCCTCAGCGGCGGCGACCGCCGCTTCCAGTTCCGGGTCGACGGCCAGGGGCGGCGTGGCAACGCGGGTGGCCACCGTCGGCGGCAGGACATCTTCCGGCTGCGCCTCGCCCTTGATGATAGCGATGGCTGCCGGCGTGATGCGCCACTGACCGCCTTGCTGCTCGATCAACCCGCGCTGGGCGAGGCTGGCGATCATTTTCAGCTTCGCGCCGCCCTTCAGGGTGAGCAGCGGTTCGATCAATCCGCCGGCGTCGCAATGTGCACGGGTGATGAGGTCCAGTTGGCGTTCGGTGATCGGGGTGGTTTGTGCGGACATGGTCGTTCTCCCGGTGGTTGATGGACGATGCCATTCACACGCTGTTCGCCAGTGAAGCCAAGCGTTCGGTCCAACTATTTCGCATCGGAGTGGCGTGTGTTCGACACGGCTGAATCGGCGGTCGAATCCGCCTGGAAACGGGGCCTCGCCCCCGACCCCATCCTCACCGTCGATGACTGGGCCTGCCGCCACCGGATGCTCTCGTCGGTGGCCTCAGCTGAGCCGGGGCGCTGGTCGACCAGCCGCACCCCCTACCTGGCTGAGATCATGGCGGCCCTGTCGGTGACCTCCCGCGCCGAGCGGGTGGTGCTGATGAAGGGGGCTCAGTTAGGGGGCACAGAAGCGGGATTGAACTGGCTGGGCTACGTGATCCACCACGCCCCCGGGCCGATGCTGCTGGTGCAGCCGACCGTCGAAGGCGCCAAGCGGGTCTCCAAGCAGCGGGTGGATGCGCTGATCGAAGCGAGTCCCGAGCTGGCCGGTCGAGTGAAGGACCCGAGAAGCCGCGATTCCGGCAACACCCAGCTGATGAAGGAGTTCCCCGGTGGCGTGCTGATCATGACCGGCGCCAACTCGGCGGTGGGTCTGCGCTCGATGCCGGTGCGCTACCTGTTTCTCGATGAGGTGGATGGCTACCCGGGCGATGCCGATGGCGAAGGCGATCCGGTGGCGCTGGCCGTGCAGCGCGCCGCCACCTTCATTAATCGCAAGGTCTATCTGTGCTCAACGCCGACGCTCAAGGGCTACTCGCGCATCGAGGCGGCCTACCTGGAGTCGGACCAGCGAGTCTTTGAAGTGCCCTGCGACCACTGTGGCGCACACAGCCAGATCCTCTGGCGCGACATCCGCTGGCCCAAGGGCAAGATGGCAGAGGCCGCCTGGCACTGCCCGCGCTGCGACGGCAGCCACCCCGAGTACCGCAAACCGGCACTGCTGGCCCATGGCCGCTGGATGGCCAAGGCCGAGGGGGATGGCAAGACGGTGGGGTTTCATCTGTCGAGCCTGTACAGCCCGTGGCTCACCTGGGGTGAGGTCGCCCAAGAACACCACGCCGCCAAGGACGATCCTGTCAGATTGAAGGTGTGGGTGAATACCAAGCTGGCCGAGACCTGGGAGGATCGCGAGGGCGAGACCTTGGATGCGGAAGGCTTGATGGAGCGCTGCGAAGCCTTTGGGCCTGCGATTCCGGCCGAGGTGGCGCTGCTCACCTGCGGCATCGACGTGCAGGACGACCGGCTCGAGCTGGAGGTGGTCGGCTGGGGCCGGGATGAGGAGTCATGGTCGGTGGACTACAGGGTGCTGTGGGGCGACCCCTCGGTGCCGGACACCTGGGCACAACTCGATGCCTACCTCGGCAACCGCTTCGAGCACGAGACCCTGGCCAACGGCCTGACCATCGAGGCGGCCTGTCTCGACACCGGTGGCCACCACACGCTGGCCGCCTACGCCTTCTGCAAGGGCCGCGAGCGCAAACGCATCTGGGCGATCAAGGGCGGGGCCGGCAAACGCCCGATCTGGCCCAGGCGTCCGAGCAGAGCCAACAAGGGCAAGGTCAATCTGTTCACCGTGGGGGTCGATGCGGCCAAGGAGGCGATCTACGCACGCCTCAAGAAGTCCACGTCCGGCGCGGGGGCGATGCACTTCCCGCTGGACCGGGATGCGCACTATTTTGAGCAGCTGACTGCTGAGCGGATTCGCACCCGCTATGTGAAGGGCTTCCCGCAGCGTTTCTGGTGGAAACCCGATGGCCGACGCAATGAAGCGCTGGACTGTCGTGTGTACGCCTACGCCGCGCTGCATGGGCTGCTGTCGATGGGGCTGAACCTGAACAAGCGGGTCGAGGCGCTGCCTCCCGCGCCCATCAGTCGCAAGTCTGCCAGCAACACCACACCGGTGACTGTGCCCATGACCGCCAGCCCGCGCCGTCGGCGCATGGCGATTTCGTCGAACTACGTGTGAGGGGGTTACTGGTAGTGGTAACGACAGGCGATCATCACCAAGGCCCGGTCGTCGACGCAGTAAACCAGCCGGTGGGTGTCGTCGATGCGGCGCGACCAGAAGCCCGAGAGGTTTTCCTTGAGGGGTTCGGGTTTGCCAATGCCCTCGAAGGGGTGGCGCAGGCAGTCCTTGATCAAGGCATTGATGCGCTTGAGGGTCTTCTTGTCCTGGCCTTGCCAGTATTCGTAATCGTCCCAGGCGGCCAGGGTCCAGGTCAGTTTCAGCAGTTTTTCTTCAATCGGCATCAACCAGATCCTGCTGCTTGACCTGCCCCTGGCGGTACTGCTCGATGGAGCGGGCCAGGTGTGCTGCATTCGCAGGCGATTTGAGCAGATGGACGGTTTCCATCAGTCCGTTGAAGGTGTCCAGCGACATCACCACCGCATCGGGGGCATCCCGGCGTGCGATGACCGTGTAGTCGGCATCGTCGATGACCTGATCGATCACGTTTTTGAGGCTGTTTCGTGCCTCAGAGAAATTCACCACGCGCATGACGATGGCTCCTTTTGAGTTGTGCTATTTACTGCACAAGTCTAAGGCATTGCATGCACGTTTGCAAGGCAGGTACCCATGACCCTCGAACAACTCAAGGCCCAGCGCGAAGCCCTGCAGGCCGCCCGCTTCAATGGGGTGCTCACCGTGAAGGCCGGCGACAAGTGGGTGACCTACAAGTCGGACGCCGAACTGCAGTCGGCCCTTGGAGACCTGGATCGCGAGATCGCCAAGGCCGAAGGCCGCCCGCGTGCTCGTCGCATCCGCACTTACGCCGAGAAGGGGCTGTGATGAAGGCATTCCAGAACCTGCGGCGCAAAGTGGGTGCCATGATCGGCGGCTTTGAGGGCGGCCTATCCGCCCGCCGCCTCAAGACCTTCACCGCCAGCCGCGCGCACGTCAACACGCTGATCCAGGCCGCTGGCGCCGACATGACCGCGCGTGCCCGCTACCTCATCCGCAACAACGGCTACGCCGCCAATGCGGTCGAGTCCTGGGCCGGCAATGCGGTGGGCACGGGCATCAAGCCCTCCTCGGGCATTGCCGATGCCGTGCTCAAGGACCGGGTGCAACGGCTGTGGCTGCGCTGGACCGACGAGTCGGATGCCGAAGGGCTGACGGATTTCTACGGCCAGCAGCGCCGGGCCGCCCGGGAGCTGTTCATCGCCGGAGAGGTGTTCTTCCGAATTCGACCGCGTCGGCCCGAGGATAGCCTGAGCGTGCCGCTGCAGTTGCAGATGCTCCCGGCCGAGATGCTGCCGCTCAATCACAACCAGCTGCTGGAGAACGGTCACCGCATCCGCCAGGGGATCGAGTTCGACCGCATCGGTCGCCGGGTGGCCTACCATTTCCTGCGGCGCCACCCGGGTGACATCACCGATCCGGGGCTGGCCGGGGAGACGGTACGGGTGCCGGCCGAGTCGGTGCTGCACATCGTTGATCCGGTCGACGCCGGGCAGTTGCGCGGCGTCTCGCGCTTCTCGCCAGCATTGGTGAAGCTGTTTCTGCTCGACCAGTACGACGACGCCGAGCTCGACCGCAAGAAGGTCGCTGCGATGTTCGTCGGCTTCGTGCGCCGGCCCGAACGCGACTTCGACAACAGCAATGAAACGGACGACCGAGGCGAGCCGCTGCTGCCACTCGAGCCCGGGCAACTGCAGATCCTGGACGACGGCGAGGACATCACCTTCTCGACCCCGGCCGATGTCGGTGGCAACTACGAGAGCTTCCAGTACCGCACGCTCTTGCAGGTGGCAGCGGCCCTCGGGCTGCCCTACGCGAACTTGTCGGCCGATATGTTGAAAGCCAACTACTCGAACACCCGGGCTGCGCTCCTGGAATTCCGCCGTCGCATTGAAGCCTTCCAGCACTCGGTGCTGGTGTTTCAGCTGTGCCGGGCGGTGTGGGCACGCTGGATGGACACGGCGGTGCTCTCGGGGCAGCTCGACCTGCCGGACTACGAGCAACGCCGCGCCGACTACCTGGACTGCAGCTGGCTACCCCCACGCTGGGACTGGGTTGATCCCTTGAAGGACATCCGCGCCGAGATCAACGCCATCGAGGCGGGGCTGAAGTCGCGCACCCAGGCCATTGCCGAGCGAGGGTTTGACGCCGCGATGGTCGATGCCGAGATCGCAGGCGACCACCGACGCGAAGACAGCCTGGGGCTCTCCTTTGGGCGTGAGTCTGTGCCGACTGCACCGCGTGGACAGCGTTAGCGCTTCAAGTCGCGGTAGAAGTTTTCGTGGGGGCCGACAGCCAGCCAGGTGCGTGAACTCTCGTCCCATAAGTAGGCGAGCAGATAGAGCTGATTGATGCAATCGAACTTGTACACCCGCACGCCGGCGAGGTCGCCCTTTTTTTCCTCGCCGAGCAGTGGGTTGGTGATCAACGCGCGCATGGCGTCATGAACGGCATCACGTTGGTTGGCGTGCAGTTTCTTATAGACCCGTTTGAATGCCGGTCGCTGGTACAGCGCGATGCTCATGCGTCAGGCAGCTCAAAAGGTTCGGATTCTTCCTCCATCGCCAGCAGCGTGTCGCGCACGAATTCAATCGGCAGGTCGGGGTTGTCCAGCGCGGCCCGCCCCACCTTGGCCCAGTAAGCGACCTGCTGCGGGATCGAGCGCATCTCGGCCTTGGCGCGCACCTTGGCGGTTTCGTACAGCGCGTCGTCGATTCGAATCGAAATACTCATGGTAGCGTCTCCTGTGGCAATACGCCACAAATGTAGTCGATTGCCATTCCGGAGTCAAACCCATGACCGACTTGCCTTACCTGGCGTCCCGCCTGTACGGGACGCCACTGCTCATTGCGCGCCCGAAACTCGAAGTGATCCTCGGGGTGGTGGGACGCAAGCTCGCGGGCGACGCCCTGGCCGCACCGCCAGCCGATGCCAACATGACGGGGGACCTCCAGGTCCAGGACGGCATCGCTCTCCTCCCGATCCTCGGTACCCTGGTGCGCCGGTCGTCCTATCTTGGTGCGGCGAGTGGCCTCACCAGCTACCACGACATCGAGGCGATGGCCGAAACAGCCTTCGCCGACCCAGCGGTGCATGCCGTGCTGCTCGAGATCGACTCCAGCGGCGGCGAAGCCGGTGGCGTGTTCGATCTGGCGCAGCGTCTGCGGCAGCTGGCCCAGACCTCCGGCAAACCCCTGTGGGCCATTGCCGATGAAGCCGCGCTCTCAGCCGCTTACGCGATTACCGCTGCCGCCGACCGGATCTGGCTCACCCGCACCGCCGAGGTGGGCTCGATTGGCGTGGTGGCGGTGCACATCGACGAGTCGGTGGCCGATGCCAAGGCCGGTCTGAACTACACCTTCCTGCACGCCGGCGCCCACAAGATTGACGGCCATCCGCACGCACCGCTGCCGGCACCAGTCGCCGCCGACATCCAGGCCGATATCGATCAGCTGCATGACCAGTTCATCGCGCTGGTCGCTGGGTTCCGCCGCCTGACCTCAGAGGTCATCCGCGCCACCGAAGCCCGTGTCTATCGCGGTGAAGCCGCCCTCCAGGCAGGTCTTGCCGATCAGATCGGCACCCGCGCCGAGGCGATCACGGCTTTGCAGCAACACCTGGCAATGCCAGCAGGCCGACGCCTGCGCCACCAGCCCGCCGCGCCGTCGGCGGTACGCACCTCCCCTCGATCCCAACCATCCCCGAAGGAGATCTCCATGAATGATCACACCCCCGTCGCGCCAGTGGACGATGCCCAGGAAAGCACCACTACGGACACAGAAGCGCCCCAGGTGCCGTCGCCGCAGACGCCGCCGCTCGATGAGGCCGCCATCACCGCCCACGTCGAGCAGCGACTGCGCCGCCAGCTCGCCGAACTCACCGAGATCGCCGCTCAGGCTAAACGCCTCGGCGTCACCGTCGATCCCGCCCAGGCGCTGGCGCGTGGCGTCACCCCGGACGCCCTGCGTCAGTCGGTGCTGCAGCAGGCCGCTGAGCGCGATGTGGCGCAGGACATCGTGGCGCAGGCGCCTACGCACTCATCCAATCATTCATCCCAATCCGTCGCTGACAGCCAGCTGGTCAAGGCGGCGCAAGCCTATGGAGGCCGTCAATGAGCGCACCGCTGATTTCCCCCGCGACCCTTGGTGATCTGATCAAGCGCGAGTTCGACCCAGACTACACCCGCGAGAGCGTGACCCTGAAGGCGGGCACGTCCTACCCCCTGGGCGCGGTGCTGGGGCGCATCACCGCCACCGGCGTCTATACCTTATCGCCGGCGGCATCGGCCACGGGCCTCGAGGGGGCGGAGATTGCCAACGCAGTGCTGTTGCACCCGGTTGCCGCCAGTGACACCGACACTCAGGCGGTAGTGCTGGCACGCGGCCCGGTGATCGTCGCTGACCGCGACCTGATCTTTGATGACAGCGTGGCAGATGCCGCCGGCCAATCCCTCAAACATCAGCAACTGGCGGCCCACGGCATCGTGGTGCGCCCAGCTGCGTGATTGTGATCACCCCTCCCAGGAGTTAACCCATGACTGTGATCGTTAATCCGTTCGACGCCGGCGGCTTTACGCTGGCCGAGATGTCGGCTGCCATCCAGCTGCTGCCCAACCCCTATGGTCGCGTCGGCCAGCTGGGACTGTTCGCGCCCGAGCCCATCTCGCAGCGCAACGTTACTATCGAGTCCATCGAGGGCGAACTGCGCCTGCTGCCAGCGGTCGCGCCGGGTGCGCCCGCCACCGTCGGCACCAGCGACAAGCGCTCGGTACGCTCCTTTGCCGTGCCGCACATCCCGCACAACGACGTGGTGCTGCCCGAGGAGATCCAGGGCATCCGGGGCCTCGGTCTGGCCAACGGCGAAGATCCGCTGGTGACCGTGATGACCCGCAAACTCGCCCGCATGCGCGCCAAGCACGCGCAGACGCTGGAGTACATGCGCGTGAACGCCCTGCTTGGCATCACCAAGGATGGGGCCGGCAACACCCTCTACGACTGGCACAGCGAGTTTGGCATCCAGAAGCCCGAGGTGGATTTTGTGTTCGGTGGCGCAGAGGACATGGTCATCCACTGCACTCAGGTCGCCCGCCACATCGAGGAGAACCTGAAGGGCGAGATGATGACCTCCATCCACGCCCTGGTCAGCCCCGAGTTCTTCGATGCCCTGGTCAAGCACAAGACCGTCAAGGAGGCCTACGCCTTCTATCAGGGCACCGCCGGCACCAACCCGCTGCGCGACGATGTGCGCCGGGGTTTCCGCTTCGGCTCCATCCTGTTCGAGGAGTATTTCGGCACGGTGACGCTGGCCAACGGCAGCACGGCGCGCCTGATCCCGCCGCAAGAAGGGGTGGCGTTCCCGCTGGGTACGCTGGACACCTTCCGCACCTACTTCGCCCCCGCGAACCTGATGGAGGCGGTGGGCACCTATGGCCAGGCGCTCTACGCCCACCAGTTGGCGCGTCCCAACGGCACCGGCGTCGACATCTACACCCAGTCGAATCCGCTGCCGATTGTGAAACGTCCGGCGCTGACAGTGCGACTCTTCTCCAGCAACGGCTGGCCTGCACCATGACGGTTTTTGGTGACCTGACCCGGGCCATGTCCGCCATCGTGCTCACCACCTTCGGTGAGCCGGTGGTGTTTCACCTCGAAGGGCAGACCGAGGCGCTGCCGGGTCGGGGCGTGTTCTCGGCGGCACACCAGGAGGTGGATGCCAGCACAGGTGTGCCGGTGTCCAGCGTGCAGCCAGTGCTCGAGGTGCGGCTGGCGGATCTGCCGGCCACGCCGTCCGAGGGTGATGCCGTGACGGTGCAAGGTGTGCTCTACCTGATCGTCGAGGTGCGACCCGATGGGCACGGCTTTCTGAAACTGATGCTGCACAAAGGGGGCGGCCATGAAGCACCCACGCACCCTGATTCGTGAGGCGGTTAAGGAGCGACTGGTAGCGCAGTTGCCGGCGATTGATCCGCGCATCAGCGCCAAGCGGATCAGCATCCACCGCACGACACCGCTGTTTGCTGGCAAGTTGCCGGCCATCCTGATCTACACCCGCGACGAGCGCATCGAAGATCAACCCAACGCCGATCCGGGGCTTCGCTATCGGAAGCTCGAACTGTCGGTAGAAATCATCGCCAGTGGCGATGCCGCTGCCGAAGAGGCCGATGTCCTGGCGCAGGCGGTGGAAGCCATCCTCGATGCCGACGAAACCCTGGGCCTGCTGGTCGAAGGCACACGCCTGACCCGCACCGAGGTGGATCAAGGCGGTGAGGGTGACACGCCGGTGCTGGCTGCTCGCCTGTCGTTCGAGGTCAGCTACTGGACCCGGCCGGTGGAACCCCCCGAAGGCGCACTGCCGCTGCAGGTGCTCGACAGCTGGGCACCACGCATCGGGATACCCCATGAGCCGGATTACACCCCCCTGCTCGACCCGACTGGAGCCACCCCATGAGCGAACGCCATCTGCACCAGGATATGACCGAGGCCGAACGGCGACTGAGCAACCTGGTGATGCTGGGGCAAGTGGCCGAGCTCAACGTCGAGCGAGCCCGGGTGCGGGTGCAGGCCGGCCCCATCCTCACCGGCTGGCTACCGTTTGCCACGGTGAGGGCTGGCCCGGACCGCACCTGGCATGCGCCTGAGCCGGGCGAACAGGTGGTGCTGGTCGCCCCAGGCGGTGATCTCAACCAGGCCGTGGTGGTCGGCTCGCTCTACCGCGACGCCTATCCCCCTCCCGCCGACAGTGCCGAAATCAGTCGCACCGAATGGCAAGACGGTGCAGCCCTGACTTACGACCGGCATCTGCACCACTGGCATCTGTCGGTACCCGGTGGCGGCAAGATCGTGCTGGAAGTCGGCCCGAGCAAGATCGAGATGAGCGATGCCGGCATCAAGATCACTGGCCCGCGCATCGATCTGAACTGAGGTGAGTGATGGCAACTTGGACACCTGACCCGGCAATCATCCCCTGGCTGGAGGTGGTGGCCAACGCCACCTTCGTCGCGGCGCCCATTGTGGCGGTCGACGCGGAGGGGATGCCTGCCAGCCACTACGACTTCGAGATCGTCGGGCCTCGGCCCAAGATCATCGGCCTGCAGGTCAGCCAGGACGAGGCGGGGCTCGTGATTGCCGTGCCGCAGGTTATCACGGGGCTGTATCCGCCTATGGAGATCGAGTACCAGACGCCGCTGGCCGATGGTGGTCGGCAGACCGGTTTTTGTTGGGACTTCCCGGAGATCCCAGTGGAGGCCGACGAGATCATCCGCTTTACGCCGCGCAAGGCACCCACGCTGGATTGGACCTTGCGGGTCACCGCGTACTTTGCGCAGGGCTCTGACAGTGCTGAGTTCATCCTGCGCGTGCGTCCCGACTGGACCCCCGGGCGTGATGCATTGAAGGAGGCTGTCGATGCCCGCCGTCACAAAGTTCGCCAGTGAGTGCTCGGGCCATGCGTGTTGGCCGCCCCGGCCCAATATTCAGGGCTCGCCCAACGTCTTCGTCAACGGCATTGCCGCGCACCGGCAAAGCGACGCTTGGGCCACGCACTGCTGTGGCAAGTCCTGTCACGACGGAAAGCTTGCCGCCGGCAGCAGCACGGTCTACTGCAACGACCTGCAGCTGTGCCGCATTGGCGATCCGGTCAGTTGTGGCTCGGTGGCGGCCAGCGGCAGTCCGAATGTATTCGCGGGTGGGTAGGCAGCAGCTGAGACTCGAGCGCGACGTAATTGCGCAAATTTGCGCAATTACCGTTTCCAGTCAGACTTGCTGGTTACCAGCAATCTCGGAACCTGCCTAGATTTCTACCGCGCCACTGATGGTCTGTGCTGAGCCCAGTGGTTTGCCCAGCCGGGCCAGCATCGATTGCTCAAGCGCTGCAGGCAGATCTCCAATGGACCGACCCGCCTCAATGTCCTTGTCGAGCAGGTCGAGAAATTGCTCAACGAAGTGTTGTTGTTCTGTGGTCTCCACAACTGCCTCCACCAGTGCTGTCATACAAAAGTGGCGGTCGACACCCCGAAGCGCTCGCTCAGTGCGCGCACTTGGCGAATGTTGAGTTCGCGCTTGCCGGTCAGGATTTCCGAGACGACGCCTTGGCTGCCAATCTCCGTG